GAGCTGTGGCAGATGGGTCTTGAGCACCGGGTTTATCTCCAGGTATCTTTTTAACTAAAGAATCTTTTATTGCCTCAAATTCTATTTCATATTTTTCTCTAGTAAAATGATGTCTCAATTTAGTAATTAAATAATAACCACTTAAATAAGTATGATTATCATCGGCTGTTACTTTTTGTTGTTCTTCCACATATTGAGTGGGTAATCTAAATTCAATTAAATCTCCTACTGTTCTAGTAGACAATCCCGGAGCTCTAATATTTAATTTAATATTATTCATCTGTTGATTTTGTACTAATCGAGATTGTAACCATTGTTCTACTCTATTTGGAATAATATTCAAAGAAGACTTTCCTCTTCCTACTACACCTTGTGATCCCGGGTCTTCATTAAAAACAACATCATGACCAAAATTTGTAGGATAGAAACATAAAAGAGCTTCTTCCTCTTTTGGTTTATTTCTTAAAGCGTCTTGATTTGGAGTACATAATTTTTGTGCTTGTAGATGAGTAAATGTATCAGTAAATCTATTTGCATCTCTGGCAATTTTACCCCAATCTTTTATTTCTGTTGCGCCGGTCTCTTCATCTAAAAGAGCTTCCGCACCTTGTTCATCATACATATCAAACTCTAATTTTTCATATTTCATTCTAACTATATCATGTGTAAGTAGAGTATTAGTATACATTCCTTTTTGTAAATTTTCTAAGACATCAAAATTGGAAGAAAATTGATATGAATCAACTGCTACTAGTTCTATACCAACATTACTAGGTTGATCTAAATTTTTATTCAATCTTTTTGGTTGAACCACATATACTTCTTTAACGGGTTCTTCTGGTTGAGTATATACCATTTCTGTAGTCATAGGTGCACCTGGAGCGGCCATCTCTTGGTCTGCTGATAATTCTTCTGCATAGCCCATTCCTCCGCCAGCCATAAGAGTTTCAATAGATATAAAGAAAAATCCTCTTATAGTTTCATAAAAGACAAAACTAGAACCAACCGCGTGTTTACCCGCTGATACAGCTCTAGATGCTAAGAAGTTAAACGCTTTAAATGGTGTATAATTAGGTATAATCAAATTCGTAGGGTTTTTAGTAGGCTCAATAAAAATCTTCTTTCTTTTTTTGGTTGGCCGGCCCCTTTCAAAAAATTGTTTATAAAGTGAACGTACTACATCAGACACTTTTCGTGGTTCTAAGGTAACAGGATCTAAAGATGATTTTTTAACTTTCTTTTTTTGATTTAGAATATATTCTTCTGAAACCATGGATAATTTATAACTATAAGTACCTTCATTAAGCTTAACAATATCAGAAATTTTAATTACTCTAAATTTAAGGTCTAATTCTCCCTCATTCTCGCTTCCAGCAAATGGGCCAGTAGCATCTACTTTTCTTTGTCTTTTAATACCTGCTGTTTGTGCTTTTATATTAATAGTTTCTTCACCAATAATAGGAAGACTTTCCATTAATCCTATACTGTCTGTTATTCGTATATTTGCGGTAAGACAATTTGCAAATATATCTTCATAGATATTAAAGTCTGACCATGCCGCTTTTAAATTAATATAACCTTCTCCACCATGGTGGTTGGGCGATGTAATAGTAAGTAATTTAAGTTCATAATCACCAGCCCAAGTTGGTACAGTATCTTCGGTGGGTCTTTTTAAAAAATCACTTTTTGCGCCTTTAGACACCGCTTCAGGAGAAACGCCTTGAACATTAGGTCTTTTTTTTATAAATGTTGGTGTATCACTACGAGCTGGCATTATTTAAATTTCTCCGCTTGTTCAGAAAAGACACTAGAAGCATACATAGGATCAATTAATTTTATCTCTCGTTTAGCCTCATTTCTTGTTACTTCCCAATCATAATAATACACAACCTTTCGTGATCCTACCGCAAGATTGTCGTATGTTGTTTTATCAACTACAATTGTAGACTTAAGAATAGGTTCTGTTGTACTAGTTGCTTCTACTCTTTCTCGGATAGTTTGTTCATAATGGTGTATCTTATTCTTTGCTGCGGCAAGTGTGCCATATTTATTTTTAATATAATTTCCTAATTCCCGAGTATTCAATGGCCAATCATAAATGGGATCTTGTATATCATTAATTAAAAAAATCAACCACGTAAATTTTACATTGCCATATACTTTATATGATGTTACATCAGGACGTTCTGCCTCTGGTATAACATAAGGAAAATATGCAACAACATCATCTAAAATTGAGTTTTTGATTTTCGATCTAAGCATAATATTAATGGCCTTTTTTGTTTTTACAGGCTTCGCGCCACTAATATCATAATTAATCTGTGGATAATGTGTAAAAAATTCAGACATAGTTAATCTTTCCTATTATTATAATCCTTTGAATACTTTATCTCTATACATTACTTCTATTTCCATAAATGTAAGTTTCATTGATATACTTACTGGATATTGAGTATCCTCAAAAAACAAGGGAACACTTTCTGTGGCAAAATCTAAATCACATTGAGTTAATACTGATCTTCCTATATTGAATAATGGATTTTTATCTGTTTTGGGTAATCTAGCACCATTAATAGTATATGAAATTTCAAATTCATCGGGATATCCAAATAACATTGAAGGGGCTTCCGAACTTTGGCCGCCAGAATGTAAAGGTAACATAGCCGCTTTAAATGCTTGTGCTATTTTTACACAATTTTTAGATTCACTTTCACTTTGTGGTAACATTTGAAAAGTAAAATCATGGGTTCTCATATCAGTAGGACCCTTATATGCGGCAACAATATAAGGATTAAGTTCGGCACCTGCTTGTTGTTCCATTATAGCCCTTGCGCCAGTCAGCTTTGAATCGGCTAATTTACCAGCCTCAATCATGCCGACTTTACCACCCTCACTTTTAGCTCCAGCTATTATATCTTTGATTTGGTTTGAAAATGCCGAAGCACTAAATCCCCCTGATTGGCTCTCAACAGCCTTTGCTAATTCTTGCCCCATTCTACCTGTACCAACTGATTCATAGTCTGATTTATATGATGTTTGCAAACCATCTCCAGGAATATATAATGCAACATCTAAGGTTGGATTACCTCCACTTTTAAAATCGTAAGCTTCGAAACTTACCCAATTATTAACTTCACCACCCAAATTATCAGGATATTGAAGATATTGTACATGATCTGATGATGTTTGTCGGTGCCGTTGTGCTTCATCTACCATTAAAATGCTCCTAAATATTGGTATTATTGGACTATCTATATATTTATATGGCATACAAAGGGAAATTTCGCCCACAAAATTACGAAAAATACAAGGGCGACCACAGAAATATAGTTTATCGATCTGGTTGGGAACTAAAGTTCATGAAATATTTAGATCGGCAACCAGAAGTCTTGCGGTGGTCTAGCGAAGAGATTATTGTACCTTATCGTTCACCCATAGATAACAGATTACACAGATATTTTCCCGATTTTTGGGTTAAAACCACTAAGGGTGAGTCTCTAATTGAAATCAAACCAAAGAAACAAACAAAACCACCCAAACCTAATCCTAAACACAAAAGAAGATATCTCAAAGAAGTAAAAACGTGGGGTGTAAATGAAGCCAAATGGAAGGCGGCCGCCGAATTCTGTGAAAATAAGGGATGGAAATGGCAAATAATAACAGAAGATACTCTTAACAATACTAAATAGTTATACTATGGCCACAGAAGAAGAATCTTATTTAGATAAGTTAAAAAACGCAATAAAAACTAATCAAGTAACTGCTAAAGCAAGAGCCGCAGGTAATTGGTTTCGTTCTGTTGTTAATAGAACAAAAGGTGCATTTTCTGGTGAAACACCAGAGAAAATTCTTGCACGACAAGAAAGTACTGTTGCAAATGCATTACTTGGAAAGATGTATTTCTATTCCTATAATCCTAAACATAAAGCTACACTTCCTTATTATGATACATTTCCTTTAGTTTTTCCTATTGAGAAGTATAGTGATGGATTTTTAGGATTGAACTTTCATTATCTTGCGCCTAAACATAGGGCGATACTAATGGATCAACTTAAAGCATTTGCGAACAATAAGGCGTTTGATGAAACTACTAGATTACAATTAACATATAATATGTTAAAAGGTTTCTCTAAAATTAAAAGAGCAAGACCTACAGTACACAGATATCTTTCAAATAAAGTTAATTCTAAATTTGTTCTTATTAATGCAGATGAATGGGAAGTAGCACTCTTTTTACCAGTAGAGAGATTTAAAAAGGCAGGTAAAAAAGCAGTGTGGTCAGATAGCGCAGCAATGTTTTAAATAAAGGAGTATTTTTATGGATTTTGGAATAACAAGTTTTATGTCTAAAGTAGACAGTTTAGGAGGTTTAGCAAGAAAGAATAAATTTACTGTTGAAGTAACTCCACCAAGAACTCTGGTTACTGATGTGGAAGCATCTACAATAAATTTTCTTGCTAAAGGAATTGGAATGCCCGCAAGAACTTTTGGTTCTACAACTTATAGAAGTGGTGGTAGATTTGGTTTAGACGTTCCTTATGAATCAACATTCGAACCCGTAACAATTACTATGCAAAATACAAATAATCATGCTCCTAGAAGATTTTGGGAAAATTGGTTTAATCACATTCAAGATTTAAGCTCAAAGCCGGCTGGCACTAAAAATTATAAAATGCAATATTATAAAAAATT